GTTCAACCCGCGATTTGCCCATTCGATCGTCAGAAGATTCAGACTTCTTCGTGCTGTTCGCAGATCGTAGCCAGAACGCAACTCCTGACCACAGCGTTCAAACGCCTCCTCGACCAATTGATTCAGGTCAAGGTTGAAATCCGTTGTATCTGTGGTCTTGTAGGCCATTATTTATTTCCTGTACGAAGCAGTTTTCTTAGCCACGTTTTTCACGCGGCTTACATTGCCACCTTTGGCGTACAGAGACACCGGCTCATCACCGTCTTTCTTCTTGACGGTTCTGACCCTCGGGACTTTACTGGGGGCGATTGCCCCCATGCCGCGTGAGGGGCGCATCTAGCACATCCCGCCTTTTTTCATCTTGACTTTGGTGCCCTTGGTCTTGCCGCGCTGGGCAATACCATCAGCGGATCGGACAAATCCACCGCCTGCCATTTTGACCATGGTTCCCTTGGTCTTGCCGCGAGATTCAATACCACCACCACGAGCATAAGGAGCCATAGCTTGTTGATCACGGGCAATATCTTTTTTCGGTCGCATAGTTAAACCTCCAGTTTCCATACCACTAAATTTTTGCAAACTACGAAAAGGCATGTCCATCTTTCCATGCCCGGTGTTCTGTTTGCCTACTTTAGCCTGCCCGCCTTTAGAAAACTTCCGACCCTTATCTGCAGCGGTAAAGTCTTTTCCTACCGACTGAGACACCCCCACTTTCTTGGCAAAAGAAGGGGAGTGGGCCACTGCGGCCATAAACCGGTGTTGTTTGGCGGACGTAGAGGGCATTATTTTTTCATCCCTTTGAGAGTTTGCGCCAAGCGAGCGCGTTGCCCCAATTTGCCAGGGGCTTTTGCAGCTTTAGCAAGCTTTCCAGCAGGGATGGGTTTATCGCCTTTTACTCCCAATTGTGCGCGAAGTGAGCCAGGCTTCTTTACCGCACCAGCAATCCAGTTTTTAGTAGCCATCAGACCATCCTTCCACGGGTTTTACCGCGTTGGGCAATACCGTCGCCACGATTCGACGCAGCCTTTACATGCCCACCCTTCTTGAACAGCTTTTCGTTGGGGGCTATCTTACGAACGTCCCCTCCATACATAGCGCGTTCTTTATCCATGTCCTCGTCTGACATCTCGGCACGTTGCTTTGCGGTCATATACCGTTGCTCCCGCCTACCGACATCTTCCGCTGCAGCCCTGCGCTCTTCCTCTTTCCGCCTACCGGGGACGAGAGGGTTCAGTTCGTAATAGGCATCAACTGCCCGCGAGCTTATCGGGCGTTTGCGGTTTTTCTCTGCCTCAACCAGATCAGCTTTCTGCTTGGCACGAATCTCAGACTTCTGCGCTGCGGACAGTCCGCCAAACCGGGACAGGCGAGTCTCGTCGTCTTTCAGATCGGAGGGCATCAGACCATCCTTCCACGGGTTTTACCGCGCTGTGCGCAGCCGTCAGCAGAACGGACAAATCCGCCCTTGGCTTTCTTTTCCGTGGTCAAGCCCTTGCCAATCGGGCTGGCTTTGTTATAAGCCGCCTCGCTTGCAGAGGCTTCATCGGCTGCTTCTTTCATTTCCTGCATGCGCAATTTTTCAGCCGCAGTTGGGGTGGGAGACTGCATTTGCGCAGCATCTTTTCTGTATTGCGCCGCCTTCTTGTCAAAGTCTGCCATCATATTCTCCTAACATTTCCATTTCCTCAAACTTTTATTTACCCTGCTGTTAGGGTCATTTGCTGTCTTTGTTGAAGTCAGTTTCTTCTTGAGTCCCGTCATCCTCGCACAAAAGGAGTCTCTGCGCTTCCCACCTTCGGGTTGAGGCCGTTTCAAACCGGGCTTTTCGGGGTTTGCTGCGTTGTACGACGCCCTCCCCTTCGCGTTCAAGCCACCTTTGGGGTTCTTTCCTTCTGCTCTTTGCCATGCTGGTGTCTTTGCCATTATGCCGCCGTGCTGAGAGTTTCCTGTGCTGCTTTAATTGAGGGATACAGAACATCTGCACCAAAATCACTCTTGAACTCATGGATGCCCATGTGCCCCAGCTTGATGGTTGGATCAACCCAGATATCCAGACCCTGCTCGCGGGCACGGTCACAGAAGAGGAAGTCCTCACCAATGTAGCCCTCTGGAGTACATTTGAAGTCGAAGTAGCTATACAACCGTTCGTCGGTATTGGTGTCCTTGTGCTCCCACTCAGGATGAGCAGCCTTCAACACTTCAAACACCTGGCGCTGGATCATCATAAACCCAGTAGCCACCCGATACGCTCGGATAAGCCCCATCTCATCCATCGTTACCTTACCCTGGGGGCCGTTCACGCCATGCCCACCATCAAGCGACAGGATGTAGACCTTGCCTTCCTTGCGAGCCTCATAAGCGCCAGCAACGATAGCTTTGTCTTGGTTCCATGCAAGTAGCCGGATGACAGACTCAGCATCAAAAGTCATGTCCGCATCAATGAACATCAGATGGTCGCAATCTGATTTCATGAACTCGTTTGCAATTACATTACGCGCCCTTGAGACAACAGAGCAACCACACAGGCTTTGGACCTGAATGTGGATGCCATGCTCCATAAGTTTCTGCCCAAGTTGCATCAGTGAAATAGCCATCTTGACCCCAACCTTGTGGTCATAAGCGGGCAAGCCAATCATCAGCTTTTTACCAACAAGGTCGTAGCCTTTTTGGTTTTGCGTATTCACTGTTTACTCTCCTAGAGTATTGAAATTAAACGGTTGACAGATTATAACCCTACACCGGTCATAGTACGCTGTCGAGGTTTTTTGGTCAAAACCAAAAAAGCTTCCCCGGTAACCACGGACCCCGCTGCAACCAAGGCACCAGTAGTGGTATGGGCCACTGGCCCTGAAGACCGAAAAGCCGCGCCTGTAACAACCGATCCTGCGCCCGTCAAAGCCCCGGTTGAGGGGTGGGTGACAAAGCGTCGGGCCGATCCTGCAACTACAGCCCCCGGCCCTGTCAATGCGCCGGTTGACCCATGAAGCCGTTGCCGGGTAGCTGCACCCGTAACCACAGACCCCTGCCCGGTCAAAGCCCCGGTCGTGGCATGAGGAATGACCAGCGGGGACCGGTTTGCAGTCCCCGTAACCGTAGAACCAAGACCAACTAGAGCGCCAGTAGTGGCGTGTGTTACAAAGCGTTTTGCCGCACCAGCAATAGTTGAACCTTGACCGATCAGTGCGCCCGTTGTTGTGTGCGGATGTATTGCGCCAAACACAGGCCAAGTGATGCTGCCATTGCCAGTCCAAACGTAGATATATCGACCGCCGGTGTTGGTTACTGTAGGCGATCCTGTGGTTGACGATGCAAGCGGGTAGGTGTTTAAGTAACTGAGAACAACAATACCAGAGCCGCCGCTACCACCATTGCCGCCTGTTGCCGCATCAAAACCAGCTCCACCACCACCACCGCTACCCGTGTTTGCAGTTGCGTTACCACCTGCCTGAGAATTACTTCCACTACTTGAAGCTGAGCCACCAGTACCACCGCCAGCAGAACCTGAACCGCCTGTTCCGTCAAGAGCGGCTCCACCTCCACCCCCAGCATAGTTTGCACTTGAGCCTGTAATAGATGAGTTTGTTCCAGAACCGCCTGTTCCGCCGACACCAAGAGTTCCAGCACCCGTTGAACCTCCGCCGCCGCCTGTTGCATCAGTAACACCCGTTTCCGTTCCACCAGCATAACCATTTCCAGACGCTCCGCCAAATCGATCTGGAGCGCCGGTTCCGCCAGAAGCGGTAATCGAGGAAAATACAGATGATGTTCCCGAAATTCCAGGGTATGACGTTGAACCCCCTGCACCACCTGTTCCAACAGTTACCGTTAAAGAATTACCTTGAAAAACAGCAAAGTTAGATAACAATCTAACTTCGCCCGCTCCACCGCCTCCGCCTGCAAATTGAGAACCTGTTGTATTTGTTAAACCCGAACCTCCCCCACCTCCGCCAATAACAAGCGCATCCACAACCATGTTACTTACAGCAGAACCTGCACCCGTTAAACCGCCTGTGTTGGTATGCGTTGCTCTTGTATCAATTTCAACAGCAAGCGAACAAAACGCAGTTGCCGACGTACCTGCCCACGCAATTGTTGCAGACGTTTCAGTGTTATTTTTTACAGCTGCTGCAATACCCGTAGTAGGTGTAGCGTAACCAAGATTCGCTTGTAAACTGTAACCAGAACGTCGAGGCACGCCAGCGGGGTTAGTTGCGTTAAAAACAGCAGTAATTATTCCGTCTTGGCTAATCGGGGTAGAGCCTAAAACGGGCGCTGGTGTAGTTGACGCTGACTGATTGTTTTGAATTGCAGATTGGCGAATACCAGAAATACCTGCTTTAAGTCCGGCGGTACTAGTAATTTGAAAAACCAGTAAACCACCGCCAGTGGTTGTTCCGGGGGCTTGCGTAAATGTGGTAGACGAGGCGGAACTAATAAGAGCAGTACGAACCCACACCTCCATAGTGTCGGCACTACTTGCTTTTACGCAGGTGTTTACTCGGGTATAAGTTCCTGCACCACCAGAATTATTATCTGTTGGGGCAACTGATGAGGTGCTGCCCGTATGTGCAGCAACAATAACGATTAAACTATTAACAGCGGGTGTTAAACTAGCAACCGATTTAGTGCCGCTGGCTGTAGTAAATACAGACCCTAATAAAGCTATGCTGGGCGAAGCCAAGTTTTACGCACTTAAAGCCGTATACGTCAACGATGAGCAGCTCACCGTATCACCAGCATACACCGTCAAACCGCCCGTCATGTTGATGTCGGATGCCGATGCCGCGACCGCGCACTGGATAACAATTACCGCGCCAGATGCTTGGAGTGTAGCAAATGCGACTGGCGAGGCGTTGCCCGTGGCGTTTGTGTCGCTAGAGATTGCGGCTGCTGTTGCCGTGCCGCCCGAAGATGCACCAAACGGCGTGGCGCTCAACCCAAGAGTTGCAACAGCCGTTCCGGGGGACGCGACAGAACTGGGCGAAATCCTGAACACCAGACTGCCGGATGCGCCAAGCAGCGTGGTGACCGCATCAGTCGCTGCGTTCTTTGCTGCTGTCGAGTGTGTGACCGCCATCTTGCAACTCCTTTAGTTGTTCTTCCGTTATCTTGCCAACAAGATCAAACGTTTCAACTTTGCCAGTTTCCTTGCGCTTAACCTCAACAGTAAACCTAAGTTCCCCAGTCTGACCAAGTAAACTCGCCATGGAATCAAGCTTTCTCCAGAAAATACCCGATATGCCCCGCAACCAAAACGGCAGAAGACAGGTTGATATTTAGTGCTTCACCAGCGGCAGTCTTAAAGAGCGGGCCTAGTCCGGGCGATGAGACTGGAGCAGATATACCGCCATTGGCAATCAGAGGCATGGCCCCAGACAAATCTGTTGTGTTACTACGCCATTTCACCGATACATCTCCGGCAGCAACAAACACATAGCTACACACATTGATCGTGTATCCAAGGACAGCCGAAACAACCGTGGAGTCCCCGCTACTGGTTGCAGAAAGCGGAGTAAAGAGTAGCGGAGTTAGCGGTACTTCCGCAAAGATACCCCCAACTACCCCTAGCCCATTAACCGCCACCTAGCACTTTCGCTATTTGTTTAGCAACCGCATCCAACTCTGCAATTTTTGCTTCGTAGTCAGCTTTAGCTTTTTCGGCGGCTTCAGTCGCAGCTTGTGCGGCAGCAGTTTCCACCTGGAACTTCTTCCGGTCAGGCTCTACGGATTTATATTTCTTATCCGCGTCTTTCATCAGAGTGGCTGCGGCTTTTTCCCGGCCCGCAAGTCCTTCCGCTTTGTCTTGAGCCTGCTTCAAAATTGTATCCGCCAGACGCTTTTCTTCCTCTGCAGCCTCAACAGCGCCCTCAATAATCTTATCGGCCTTTTCCGCTGCGACCGCAAGCAGCTTATCAGCCTTGCTCTTGGCATCAGACAGAAGCGTAGCCGCTGCTTTTTTGGCGCTCTCCAAAGCCGCGTTGGCGCTGTTTACGGCATCAGATGACTCTTTGCGCAAAGCCAAAATATCTCCAACGATCTGGTTTTTCTCCAGTTGTTCGTCAAAGTCTTTCTTGGACTGCTCAATTAAGGCCATCCTCCGCTGAAACTCAGCCGGATCAGCAGCAATCAATTGCAGTAGCTCCATAGAGATTGGAGCGCCGCCTGCACTACCACCCACAATACCGCCTTCGATTCCCATGAATTAGCCCAATCCCGCTTGGCGAACAGTTAGCGTAACAGGGGCAGTTCCCGTGGTTATCTTCATTCGTACAGCAGCCACGGGAGCCGTAAGACTTCCATCAGTATCACTCGTCTTATCCGTCAAACTGGATATGCTATTCCAGCGCAGCCCGTTGGCTTTTATGACGCTAAGATTGAACACATCATCGTAGGTGTACTGCACCGTAGCCGTCGAACCAGCAGTGGGGAACTCCAAAGCCAGAGCCACGTTAAACGGAGTTTTGTAGTGAGCAAGCGGGATGGGGTGAGTAGAACCAACACCACTTGTTCCAGCGGTCAACGTGCCCGCCACAGAACCGGTGTGGGTGATACCCGTAACCGTCAGGAAGTCTATGGTAGAAGTAGCAGCCCCTGCGTTGGCCCCGGTAATGGTTTCCGAGATAACCACGTTGTTATCGTTCGTGCCGGTAATGGTGAACGAAATCCCGGAATCATTACCACCAGAAGTGATAATGACCAGCCTTTGGCTAACCAGATTGGCAACGCCAGCAGCAACCAATGACCCGTTAAGAGTAATGGCCCCCGCGCCGGGAGATTGAGAGGTGCAAATACCCGTGCTGGCCGCTGCAGCCAATTGCTTGGTAATAAAAATCGGACGCATCTAGCTCTCCTCAAAAGGACAAGGGGCCGTAGCCCCAGGAAGATTAGCCAGAGAACGGCGTTACCAAAGTGCTATCGGTGCAGATGATGCTACCTTGAATAAGGTACGCAGAGGCACTCACCACCGTAGCTTGGATGATGGAGCCAACCAAACCACCCTTAGTCGTACCGTTCATGGTCAGAATATAGTTGCTGCTGCCATTTGGAACGAAGATGGAGGCAATGTTGGTGTCCGCGCCAAGAGCATTGTCACCAATACCCAGCAAGACGTTTCCATACATCAGGTCAGTCGCGGTATTGGACTGAATAGCAAGACCCCCCGCAGTCACCAGAGTCTGGATGAAGAACGTAAACGTGGTTCCAACGTCATTCGACGTGTTAGGATCAGCACCCGGTCCGGAGGACGAGGGATAGGCAGCGGCGTTGATGGTGGGCAGCTTGATAGTACCCGTAGCGAGGTTCACCCGCAGCAGGCGACCCGCATGGAGTTCCGGGGTCAGCGTCGTGCTGGCAGTGATATTGACAGCAGAACCAGACCCTGCGCTGTACATACCGTTGCGCGAAATGATCGGGCCGTCAAACGTAGTTTGAGCCATTTGAATCTCCGTGTGTTAGCACATCCGCATAGAGTCTCTAACAAGTCTGCTGGGGCAGTCGCTATGCGTAAAAAATCCCAGATGAGGGTATTTTGTATCACGCAGGGGCGGGGGAGTCAACGTGTTTATTGGACTTTTTGAGGTTTTCTTCCTTGGGCAGAATCTGCAGGTTTGTCAGAACGTGCAGTCCACACACCTCCGTAGAGATGAGAGGGATAATGTGGTCAACCTCGTAAGGCACCCCCAACGTCTTGGACATCTCCTGCGCCTGCGCGTACAGGGCGCGAATCTTCCGCCGCTCCTCCACCGTGACCCATTTCGGAGTTGCCTGCCGGAACCGACGCCGCCGCACGTTGACCAGTACCCGGTATAGGTCTGGGTTGTTTTCCTTGTACGTGGCTTTATAAGCTCGCTGTTGTTCAATAGGACGCTCTTTTGCGCGAGCTAGCACCTTTTCCCGGTTCTTCTCATAGTACCGGCGCTTGGCGGCTTTCACGGCATCCGCAGTCTTGAAGTAATCCTTGCGGCGCTCGTTTGACTCCACCCATTCCATCTTGCGGCACTCTACGCAGGTGCCCTTTACAAGCCGCAGAGCTATATGCCCATGCTTGCAAGGCTTACCGGTGTAGTAGTGCGGCATACCCAAGGCGAGGGCTTCTTTACGTGTAGCTGGGTAGTTCATATATGCTCCATGTGATTACGATACGGGCAATATACACCAGCTATTGCAACTCTTCAACCCAAAAAGAAAAGGCCACCCGAAGGTGGCCTTTCTTACTGCTAAGTGCCTGATTATACTAGGCGCCAGAGGAACCAAAGATACCGAGGGGATCGCTCCAGCCGAACGAATACCGTTCCCTGCTTTTGTATCTGACATTGCCCGTGTCAAAATCCCCGTCCATAGAATTCGCCAGAGGCGTACGGACAAAGTGCTTCAGACCGTTGGGCACGTCGGTCATTAGGAACCAGCCATTGGTATCGGTCAGGAAGTGGTTGACCCGATAACCCTGCGGGATGGAACCCATCGTCTTGATGGCGTTCACATCGTTGTTGTTCGTGCCGACGCGAAGCTCAGTTGTGAGCAGGCGGGTAGCAACGAACATCAGGTTCGGCGGGACAATCAGCTTGGTCGGCTTGGCAGCAATCAGCAGGCCGCGCTCATCAGTCCAACCGGCGATCTGAATAACCGCGCTTTCCAGCGAAGTCTCATTCAGGTCGGCTTGGGTGGCAAGCGTGTTGCTGTTGGTGCCGCCAGACACCAGCGGGTGGTCGGTTGCGCACAGAACCTTGCCATCACCACCAACATAACCAGCGGTGAAAGCATTGTTCAGGATGGACGCACCCTTGACCTGCTTGGTGTAAGCCATAGCACGGGCCAGAGCCTTGGTGTACCGGGACGACAGGCTATCGTACAGGTTGTCCTCAATTGCCTCTTCGGTGACCGAGAAACCCAGAGCAATGGTTTCGTGGTTGTAACGAGCAGTCCAAGCTTCCTGCGCATTGTCATACGCAATGGCCGAACCTTCGTTCTTGACCGGAGCCGCCGAGAAGCCGGACAGCTTGGTTTCTTCTTCAAACGAGCGCTCGGAAGTTTCGGTCTCGAAAATTTCCTTGTGCTCTTCGCCGTAACGCGAATACTCCATGCCGAACAGGGCGTTCAGGCCGGGGAGCAGCTCTTTCAGTAATTGTGCGCGTGAAATAGCCATGTTTTAATCTCCTTAAGCCAACGCAGTCGTGGCACGGTACAGATGGGCCAGTTGGTTCCAAGTAATCAGAACCTCGACAAACGAACCGGCAGCGGGGGCAGTGTCAGGCACCACGTCGATGATTTTGACAGGAGCGGTAGCCAGTGCAATACCGGCGTTGATCACACCCTGAGTGCCATCACCAGTCGCGGTGCTACCTTTGACCGTCTGATAGACGATGGTAGTGTTGCCACCAACCAGCGAAGCGCGGCTTGCCTGACTTGCAGACGGAGCAGCATCAGCGGCGGATTGGATTGCAACCTTCATCACCAGATCAGGATCATCGGCAACGTAAGCAACCGTGCCATTGGGGCCGTCAACCGTGTTGGACACAGTGGCTGGGTAATACTGAGAGAACACACGCTGACCAGCGGTATTCACGTACGAGCAGCCCATGAAAATACCAACGATGGTGCCACCAGTATCAGTAGCAGTCGCGTTGTTGATGCAGCCGTTCGCAGACATGATCACACAGTCACCAAAGAAAATGTTGGTGGCGTGACCAGAAGCAATTGCCATCTGCCGGGTGGAGCCAGCAAAAACCTGACCCCCCAGAAGATTCACGGGACGGAACCCGTAGGCAGCCGAAACAGTCGGATAAGCCATTGTTTAACTCCTAGAATAAGTTTGGTTTACCTTTGACCCCGACCAAAAGTGGTCGTAGACCGACGCTCATTAAAGAGCGGCATCCTGGGATCATTGGTCTTCATAAAGCTGTTGTCCACAGCCTCAATTTGAGAACGGTTTTGATTTGCGTACCAGGCGGCACGTTGATCAGCCATCTCTTTAGGGGCTTTGCACAACATCAGTCCACCGACCTCAACATTTCCTTTAAAGCGGCTGTTAGGATCGGCGTAGAGCATCATTTCCGGGTGATCTTCAGCCTTGCAAGGCTCCCAACCTTCCCGAAGTTTGGACGAAGTGTTCGTAGGGTCAAACTGACCCATGATTGCCGTCCTGATCCACCTGTACGTATACCCAGGGATGGGCTTTGGTTCAGGAAGAATCTGTGGAGGAGTCCACGATTTTGTGCGCTGCGTAGAATCTCTTGTTTCCAAGTCACGAGCGGTACGAGTATCAGCCATTGTAGTTCCCCAATTTAATTACTTCGTTTGCATACGCTTCCGGTGTTAGTCCCAGCTTTTTAGCCAGGGCAACTTGGGTTTGCGTTAGTCGCACTTTGCTTGGCGCGGTGCTTCGCGTTGCTGGAGCCACTACATTTGCTGCTCTGCGCGGCGCAGACCGGTTGGCTGCGTCCGTCGTTTGAGTGCGCTCTTCCTCGAAATTTTCGGGAAAACGCCTTCTCATCGCTTCATCGACTTGGCTGTAGTACGCATCGCTTCGCGGGTCTACGCCAGACCGGACAAGTTTTTCATGCAGTCCAAGGGCGAGGGCTGTCATCTCCTCATCCGCTCCGAACCAAGTGTTTCGTTCCCTCCAAGCTTCTGCTTTTAGATCACGCACTTGCTGGGGCGCTTGGGCCTGTGGTTGCACTTGTACATGATTTTGATTTTCATGTAAAGGGGGCTTAAATGACTGATATTCCTTCAATTTCATTTTGGCATCGGTTAGCATCTCTTGCGCGTCGGCAATTGCCTGTGAGTCTCCGGACTCATAAGCCTGCTTTAGAGACTCCTTTGCGGCACTGACTTCTGCCTGTGCAGATTTGGTCACCTCTGCAACAAACATCTTTTCGCCCTGCCCGAGCGTTTGTCGAAGACGGCGGTTTTCCTCTTCCTTTATCTGGGCAAATCGCAAAGCCTCCTCTCGCTCCCGTGTGGCAGCTTCCTTTGCGCGTCGTTCGTCGTGCCAAACTTTTTTCATTTGGCTAAGACGTTTTTTTACCTTGTCGGAATATTCCTCAAGATCGTCTTTTTCCAGTTCATTTACGACATCCTCTGGAAGTGGTTGCCGATTTTTGTCTTGAGCCGGGGTATCGTCCACAATCTCCAATTCAATTGTGGGTGCATTTTCTTCACCGGAATTTTTTGTTTCCACTTCGTCGGGAAATTTAAACTGTTGTTCAGCCATTGTCTTCTCCTATGCGCGTGAAATTCCGCGAGGGTCTTCAACAACTCCCTCAACAGTATCATCGTTAATCATGCGAAATTCTCGCCCATGAATCTTTAAGCGAGTACCGGAATTGGGTCGGGCAAGGATGAAATCCCCCTCTTTACACCACGGTCCAGTGGGGAACCTGGAGGCATCCTTGTAACAATCAGGTCCAAGCTTCACGACAAAAAACACCGTTGCCAGCACTTCTTCGGCGTGGCGTGTCGTATCGGCTTTTACTATGCCACTGTCAAACTTTTCTTCAATTTCCGGCAATGCCACAAGAATGTGGAATCCAGAAGGCTCCGGGAGCATTTTGGCTTTTCGTTCATCAGTTTCTGGCAAGGGCGTTGCATCTGCCCCAATAAGAATTTCACTCATGTTCTTCAGTCTCCAAACGTTTTGCAAGGTCTAATATGAATTGCTTTGCGGTATCCAGACCCTGGATGACACCACAAAGTTTTTGGTACTCCGCGTAATCCTTGGCTGATCCTTGACCAAGGAATTCATTGATTTCAGTGCGCCGCTCATCGAGTTTGGAAACGATGTAATCCAGCGTTTTGTCAAACATGGAAGTTATTCTCCTTCAGGGTTTTGCGGTTTTTCTGCTTGTCGCGCTTGCCTGGTCAATTCCGCTTGGTGTTTAGCAAAGTCTATTCGGACGCCTTGCTTTTGCATCTTTTGATCTTCACGATGCTTGGCTATTTCAACGCCTAACTTTGTGCCTTGCAGTTGTTGATCGGCCTGCACTTTTGTTTGGTGTTTTTTGATGTCAACGCCAATCCGGGTGCCTTCCATTTGGGTTCGCATTTGCAATTCTTTTTCCCGCAATTTGATTTCGTCTGCCTTTGCGGCTGCATCCAAATAGTCTTTCTTTGCTTTTCTTTCTATTTCTGCCTGTCTCAATTGCGCTTCGACGGCTGCTTCTTGCGTTTTTTGTTGCAATGAAGCCATTTCTACTTGCAGTTTGGCTTGATCTTCTTGCGCCTTGCGTTGCACTTCGGCTTGCGCAATTTGCGCCTTTGCTTGCGCTTCTTGGGACTTGATTTGCAATTCCTGTTGCTGCAATTGCAAAACCGGGTCTTGTGCGGCCTGTTGATTTTGTTGAGCCTGCGCTTCCATGGAGTGCTTTTGCAAAAGTTTTGCAGCAGCTTGGGATGCCAGTTGAGACAAATGAACCTCGAATTCTGGCGGCAGCGTATTGTCTTCGTTGGAATCGGCCATTTTCATGGGAGGCAATGTTGCGCCAAGTTGCTTTTCTATTTCATTGCGGTATTGGAATGCAACGTGTTCCATGATATGCGCCATCGCAGCCGCTTGTAGTGCCTGTGCTTGGGGATTTTGCCCCATGATTTGCGCCAGTTTAGGATCGCGCATGGCGGTAATGTGAACGCCAAGATGGGCCTCGTGATCTTGGTACTGGAAAGCCTTAACTGGTTTCCCGTTCATAATATTCATGTTTTCAGTAACGGGATCAACAGGCTTCATGTCCTCTTGGCTCGGCACTATTTTGTCTACATTTTTAATGCCAAGCACTTCCAGCATTTGTCTGTGCAAATAAGCTTGATCATAAATTTGCGGTGCGCCTTGGGCCATTTGCATAGCCGCTTGGTACTGAACCACCTTCTGCGCCATAGTGGCGGCATTCGGATCGGATACAGGAATAACATCAACCTGATCGTAGTCCGATTGTTTTGCTTTGCGGCTACCAACTTCTGGTTCATAGCTATATTCAGGAGGGGTGTTATCCCGAATAATTGCCTTTAGCAGTTTGAATTCCTGCTTCATTGCAAAGTGAATTCTGGCTTGCACGGCAGACATAACTTTGAGCAGCCTCTCAAGCACCGCCAGAGTTGTACCAACCGGGGCTTGCGAAGACATATCAGACACATTCAAGTCCGCCGTTGCGGCAAACTTCTGCCCATCTAAAACAATTCTGTCCATCAAAGCGGCCAATGTTTGGCTTGGTTCTTTGTACGGCAGCGGCAGGATGTTGTCTCTAATAGCGCCGCTAGGAACATCCACATCTCGGAACTCCCCCGGTGCAATCGGGGTGTCATCGCCTTTGATCCGCAGTCCACGAGACTTTAAACCGCCTGGAAGATTAGATAGGGTTCCGGCATCTACCAATTGACGAAGCAATGATGTGGCGGCTTGAGCGTGACCGCCAATCAGGTGGATCAAACCAAAGTAATAGAACCCAAAGCCAGGGATGTAGCCATAGTGAACGAAATGCTGTCGGCGTTTTTTGAATTTGTCTTCTTCAAGCCAGTTGCGGCGAATTGCCAAAATGGTTTGAGTGCCTTTTTCTATTGTTACAACGTAAGGCAAGGCAATGCCAGTTGCATGTCCATCTTCATCTTCATCTTCATACCCGGCCAGATCAATGTCACAATGCATTTCCAATACTTGAAACCGGTTATCGGCTGTTGCATTGAACCCCTGCTCTAATGCTTTTTGTTTTTCTACGTCATCAAGAATGAGGAGTGGGTCGCCCAGTTCTACATCTCGATAAAACCCCGCGACTTGCAGTTTGCGCATTTCGTTTTTTGTTTTGCGCATCCTGTGAGTCACCCTCTCGGCAGACTCCAAATTGGTCGCGCCATAGGGGACCACAATATCTTCTGCAGGAATAAATGGTGCGGTAGACCTATCCAAAGAAGGATCGAAATAGATTTTCTTAAACGCATTCCCAGACAAACACATCGAAATCAACATGCGCTCATGCTCGGGCCGGTATTCCTTCATTACCTCCGTCAGTTGATAGTTCATGTCATCTTGAACACGAACTGCCGCATCTTTCTTTTCGGGCGTTTCGCGGCCAATGATCAGCGTCTTCACCGGCCCCATAGCCGGAAAAGTTTCCATGATGGTTTCAGACTGAAACTTGACCGCCGATTCCATTAGCAAAGGGTGGAATACACCACAAGCACCTGGCCATGGTTCAGTGCGGTTTTCATATTTCAAACCCAATAGTTTTAGACCTTTTACATAGGTATCCAACCATTCTTTTCTGGAGGATAGGTCGCTTTCGTACTCCCCCAGCAAATCGCCAGCCAGCGTTGCCAAGGTTTTTTCGTCCATATCTTCGGCAAGGTTGGCTCCGAACTCTTCTTCTGTTTCTTCGGGAACAATCTGTACGCCATTGATGGTGACCGACTCGGGGTTCTCAATCTCAATCTCAATCTCAGGTTCGGCAAGAGCTTGCAGACCCATCGGGGCTTCGTAAAGCGATTTTTCAATGGCCATAATTGATCCTTAGTAATATGATTGCCGCCGACGAAAACGCTTTATTTCTTCAGCTTCGTCGCTATCCAGTCTTAAAAACCCGCCTTGCCTGAACCTGATCAATGCTTGAGTGCTTGAGTCTACAAGGTCATCGTGCGGCGCGTTTGGAAATGCGGCCATTTCCTCTATCAATTCCTCTGCCCACCTTGTTTCCGGTGCCCAAACTTTCCCAGAACTGAACAAGTCAGATACTGAGTTCAATCTCACAAACTTGTCGTTACCCCTCGTGGGGGTGTACTCCTGAACCGGGATACCCATATTCCTAAGTTCAAAAATCAAAGGCGCACCAGCGGCTTTTGCTTCAACAACAAACGCATCGGGCTTCCAGCTTTGATAGTGATTGTAAGCCACCTCTTTCAATTCAGGGAATTCCATCCTTTCCTTAAAGGCATCCAATAGTATTACATGCGGGTCTTTAGGATTCTCGTTCATGTAAAACACGCCCCAGGTAGTACAGGCCGAGAAGTCGCTTCTTTCCCCCTTGGTAAAAGCAGTATCCCAACTCTGAATAACAAACTGGCAGTTGGGAGGATCATCTTGCTCCCAGCGTTTCCACCATTCCCTCTTTACTATTGCCCCTTCTTCGCCCGTTGGGTTTTGCTGATACTGGGCGTTCCACTTTGAAACCGGCAGTTCCGCCTTCAAAGCCATCAGTTCCTCTAACGGCCAAAACTCAGGCCACAAAGGCTTCCCGGAAGGCATAATTGCTGGGAGTTCTATGACATCCCACTCATCAAACTTGTCTCTATTCCTCGCATCTTGAAGTACTCTGCCACTTAAATCTCGATCAGCCCATCGAGTCATCACAATTACTATGGCTCCACCGGGCTGTAACCGCTGTCTCGGGCCGGATGTGTACCACTCATACACATCATCGAACGTAGCAGGGTTTCCAGCAGCCATTTTTGCCTCTTGCTCACTGTGCGGATCGTCAATAATCAACAAATCCGCGCCCTTGCCGGTCACAGT